ACGGTCGAGATCGGCGACAAAACGCACGAGATCGTGCGCACGAAAGGTGAGAGCAACGCGGTTTACGTGGACGGTCGCAAGACCACCAATGCACACGTCGCGGGACTGGTTGGGGAGAAGGAAGAGTTTCTCTCCGTTTTCTCGCCCGGCTACTTCGCCTCTCTCGGGAATGACGACGCACGCGCCCTGATCGTGGGACTCGTGCCGGAACCGACCAAGGAGGAGGTTCTCGAACGCCTGACGCCTTCGGAGGAAATCCTGCTCCAGCACGAGCCGCTGCGTGACCCGGAGGGCTGGGCGAAGGTGCTGCGCGAGGAACTCCGAGACGCCCAAAAGGAGCAGCAGCGCGCGCGCGGCCAGATTGAACTGCTGACTCCGCTCGCAGCGAAGGAGCCCCCGGTTTTCAGGCATTTCAGCGAAAAGGAACTGGACCTTTTGATCGTGCAGCGCGACTTCGGGGAACACGAAGAAGAGATCGAGGAAATCGAGGATCGGCTGGAGTTTATCTCGAAGTACGATGCGTACCTGTTCCGCCGACACGTCGACTTTCTGGACAAGGTGCAGGCGACCCCGGAGTTTCACTACCAAGTGGGGGACGAGTGCCCAACGTGCAAGGCTCCGTTCACGGCGGATTCAGTGGAACAGGCGATTCGTGTCCACGAAAACCGCGTGGAAGAGATCACGAAGGCGAACGAAGAGTTGAAAAGGAGAGCGAAAATCGAAGCGGAACAAAGGAAAAAGTGGACGGACCAGGTTCCGGACTTGAAGAAGGAACTCCAGCGAAAAAAAGAAGCGCAGAAGTGCTTGGAAACCCGGATCGCAGAATTGCAAATCGCAAAGCGCGAAGCGGAGCAGCACAACGCAGGGGTAAAGTCCGAACTGAAACGCCTAGAAGCGGACCGGGCCGCGCTGGACGAAGCGAAGCGCAGGCTGGACGACGCGGTTCAAGAGGAGACCGAGACGAAGTGGAAACTTGCAGCACTGACGCAATACCGCGCGCGCGCGGCGCAGATTCAGATTGCGCAGCTTCAGAAACGACTGGACAAGGTTTCCATTCAGCTGTTCCAAGTGGTGGCCTCGACGGGGGAGATCAAGCCGACGTTTGAGCTTCTCTACGAGGGCCGCGAGTACCGGACGCTCAGCTACTCGGAGCGCGTGCGCGCGAATCTCGAGATCGCGAATCTGATTAACGAAGGGCGCGGTTTCGACTGGCCGGTGTTTATCGATAACGCGGAGAGCGTCACGCATTATTCACGCCCGGCCGCTACGCAGGTGATCACGTCACACGTGGTCAAGGGTGCCAAGCTCACGGTAAACGGAAAGGAGGTGCGCTCGTGAGCGCAAACAACTTGCAAGCGTCAAGCGGGTTCACGGCCGAGCAGGTGGCACTCGTCAAACGAACCGTCGCCAAGGGGGCGACCGACGACGAACTTTCCCTGTTCCTCTCGCTCGCGCGCAAGTACGGACTCGATCCGTTCGCAAAGGAAATCTGGTTTTTGAAGTACGACGGAAATCCGACGGTTCTGACGAGCCGCGACGGCTATCTGAAAATCGCGTTGACCGACCCGGAGTTCGACGGGCTGAAGAGCTTTGTGGTACGCGAGAACGACGAATTTTCCGTGGACGCACAGCACGACCAAGTCATCCACAAGTTTGGATCGAAACGCGGGGAAATCCTCGGCGCGTGGGCGGCCGCGTACCACAAGTCGCGCCGTCCTCAGATTTGCTTCGCGGATTTCCGCGAGTACAACACGGGAAGAGGCGTCTGGAAAAACTACCCGAGCGCGATGATCCAAAAATGCGCCGAGGCGTTCGTTTTGAAGCGGCAGTTCGGCCTAAGCGGGCTGGTGACGGTGGAGGAAATGGGCAGCGTGGTGGCAATTGACGTCGACCCTGCACCCCACCCGGAGTCTCCTGCGCGGGTGGCCGCGAAGGTCGAACCGGAGACACGCACCCCAGAAAAAGCGAAGGTTTTCCAGGAACTGATCGATGTGGTCATTCGGCTCGGGGTGGCAAAGGAAGACGTTCGAGAAGTCGCGCACTCGAAGTTCGGGGTGGGCGATCCGCGTAAACTGAATCTACGCGCTCTGGAGGAGTTGCGCGACTACTTCCTTGAGCAGGAAAGGGAAATGACCGGCTCCGACTTGACCGAAGAAGAAATGAACGAAATCCCATTTTAGGAGGTTACCGACATGCAAGCCCTCATGCCGTACGACTTGCGCGAGGCGCTGGAAGAACTGGAGGAGATCGAATCTTGGTTTGACGTGGTAGACTGGGAGGAAAAAGCAGGAAACGCCATGTGGGCGCGTTTGGAAGCACAGAGAAGGTTGGTCAGCGCGTTGATCGCAAAGTACAAGTCGGCTTCTGCGGTTGCCGCGCTGGGAAAGGTCAAGAATCCCCACCTCGTGCGTTCAAAACACGGCAAGCGCGCTTAATCGAAATTTTTACCGGCACTATTCTAGCGAACGCTTGCAGGCCTTCGAAGCTATGTTATAATGTCGACAGGAGGTGATAGATTGTGAGCCAAAACGACACGATGCGCCCGCGTGTAAACGCGCGGGAAATTGGGCGGTTGTACGGGGTGTCTTGCGAGTCAATCCGGCGGTGGACGCGGCTGGGGATTCTTCCAGCGGTCAAAGTGGGCCGCCAACTCCGGTACGACGTGACAGAGGTGGGCGATGCGTTGCGCCGCGCGGAGGACAGACAGTGGCGTGGCGGAGCGTAGTAGTCGTTCTGCGTGTCCTGTGATCCGCCTGTGTTGGCAGGCGGATTGTTCCGCGAGGTGAAATTACAGTTCGAAGGGTGGATTTCCGTGGACTGTGAGAAGGAGTTCGGCGGTTTTCGTGACTGGGCTTTAAGAGCCAAACCGTCGACGGGGGAGCTGACTCTATGGTACGCCCTTTTCGCGTTGGCCTGCGCCTCCTGTGAGGAGGAATTTAGCGCGAGCTCTCAGACGTTGGAAATTCTAACGGGACTCTCGCGCTCAGGACTGGACCGCGCGCGGAAACAGCTGGTGGAAAAAGGCCGAATCACCTACCGGGCCGGATCCGGACGAACCCCCGCTGCGTATTCCGTCGTCGCCTTCGAGCGTCCGAAAGTAGGCTCAACACCGTACGTTACTTCGGACGTTACGGTGGACAATACGGTGGACGTTACGGTGGACAGTACGGTGGACGTTACGGTGGACAATACGGTGGACAATACGTTGGACAGTACTTCGGGCATGAGGGAAAGTCCCGTTTCTTCATACAGTTCTTTAAGTACTAAAGATTTAAGTACTAGTACTAGTACTAGAAATAAAGATTTAAGTACTAGTACTAGTAATAAACTGCTGCTGCAGGAGTACTTAATCTCTAGTACTAAAGATTTAAGTACTAGTACTAGTACTGGTACTAAAGATTTAAGTACTAGTGCAATAGACAAAGATTTAAATACTCAAGTACACCAGCAGCAGCAGCAGTACAACACGACTAATAAAAATTTAATTACTAGTACTAGCGCTAGAGATTTAAGTTCTAGCCCTACAGACTCAGACACAAGCACTCAAGTACTCTTGCGTCAGCAGCGCGCGCGCGTGCGAGAAGAAATCCCCCCACAGCCGTTCGAGCGTGACGAAGAAGGCTTCGTGCAAATCAAGAACGCAATCGAACGGGCGACGGGCCGCTTCGCTACGGAATTTCAAGTTTCCACACTTCACCTTTTTTCCCTAGATGACGGGCTCGATCTCGAACTGGTGCTTCGGGCCATCGAACAGTCAGCACTGGCAGGAAAAGACATTCGTTACGCGGTGTCAATCCTGCGATCCTGGCGAGAAAAGGGAATCCACACCGTCGCTCAAGCAGACTTGGAGCAGGAAGAATTTCGGAGAAGGGAGGTCGAACGTCGTGGAAAAATTCGAGGCCCGTACCTGGACAGAGCGCCTGAGGAACCGAGAGACCCAAAGAAATCGATCACGGGCGGACAAATCGGCTGGATCCGTCCCGCCTCCCGTGGACTGTGATACTTGCCGGGACTTGGAATTCGTTCTCGCGAAAGTGCCGGTCGCCGTGACGCTGCCAAGCGGGGAGCGACGGACGTACCACCACGAGGTGGCGATTCCGTGTCCGGACTGCTCGCAGCGAAAGCGCGCGGCGCGAATTTTCAAGTCTTCCCACCTCACGGAGGGTTTCGGTCGGCTCACGTTCGAGAGCTTCCGACCGGAGGAACGGCCGCAATGCGTGCGGGGCGCTCTCGCAGCGGTGCTGGACTACGTGGAGCGCTTTTCGGAGATCCGATTTGGACCGCACAACAGCGTCGCGCTTCTGGGGCCGCCTGGGTGCGGGAAAACGCATCTCCTGACGGCGACCGCGAATCGGCTGCTTGCGCGCGGAATCTCGGTGCATTACTTCCCGTGGGTGGAGGGGAGCAACGAACTTCGCGAGGACTTGGACAAGATCAGCGTGAAGCTTGAGGCGATGCGGCGCGCGGACGTGCTCTACGTCGACGACCTCTTCAAGGGGCGAAGGGCACCCACAGATTTCCAGCTGGAGTTTCTGTTTGACGTGGTGAACTACCGCTACCTGAACTTTCTGCCGATTCTCGTATCCTCGGAGCGAGATTTTGACGCGATCTGCGAGATCGACGAGGGGATTGGCAGCCGAATCTTCGAGCGAGCGCGCGACCACACCGTGATCCTGCGCGCGGCACCGGGCGAAAAGTCCAGCCTGAATTACCGGCTGGAGGGCGACAAATGAGCGCCCCGGAGGAGAGGATCGTAGATTGCTTCGCTGGCGGCGGCGGAGCGAGTACCGGCATTGAGTTGGCCGTGGGCCGCAGTGTAGACGTGGCCATCGATCATGATCCAGCGGCAATCGCCATGCACAGCGCTAACCATCCGACGACGGAACACTACTGCGAGTCGGTGTGGGACGTTGATCCTCGCAAGGTGGCTAACGGTCGCCCTTTAGGACTCGTGTGGCTATCGCCGGACTGTAAACACTTCCGGTATGAGTCACGAGTCAGAGGCCCAGAGGCAAAGGTGGCGCGAGAGTTGGAGGCGAAGGACAATGATGACGCAGCGCCTGGTGCTACCCCTGCCGCCGAGCGTAAACGCCGCCTATCGCAACGTGGCGACCAACCGTCGAATCCGGACGGAGGAAACCCGGTCGTACTTCGCGGAGGCGGGCTGGATCGCCAAACAGTGGGCGCAGGAGGCGGGGTGGGTTGTGCCGGAGCCAGGGCGCAAGATCGTCGTGCGACTCTGGTACGCGTGGCCGGATCGCGCCCGACGCGACGCGCACAACCGCGAAAAGGTTTTGCTTGACGCGCTCGAGGGAGTTCTGTACCCGGACGACCGTTGGGTGCTGGTGCAGGAACAGGACTTCTTTGTGGACCGGGAAAGACCGCGCGTGGAAATCGAGATCGAACCGCTCGAGAACCCTTCCCCACGCGAGAGCTATCGCGTCGTTCTGCAGGGGTGGAGCGGGTTGGTCAAGCAGAAAAGCCGTCTCGCGTCACAGATTGCGCGCCAGGAAGAGCGGCTGGCCCACCTGCTCGACCGGCTTTCTCCCTCGGGGATTCTCGGAGCCTTTCGCAGTGTACCTGAGGTCAACGCGGACCGGCGCCCCAGCGGAGGGCACGGGGACAAGGTGGCAAGCCTCGTGGTCGAGGTCGACGCGCAGGCCGAAAAGCTGAACCTGTCACTCGCCCTCCTGCGCGTGAAGCTGCAGGACGTCACGGACGAACTGGCCGAAATCGAGGGCGACGTCAGGGCGCTGGAAGATGACCGCTCACGCAAAGCGCTGACGCTGTACTTTCGCGACGAGGTCCAGCGGGATAAGATTTGCGCGCTGCTGTACGTGTCGAGATCCACACTCTATCGGGATTTGGCCGATGGAATCGAGACGATGGACCGCCTCCAGGCGGATCGCGCGCGTGGGACAGAGTCGGGGCGCGCGCGGCCGGAAACGTGCTATAATCCGATCATGGGCGGTCGGCGCACACGCGCGAGGGGCGGTTTGAAACCCAGTCCGCCTGCGCCCACGGACTAATCCGCGCCTCTCAAGGGGCGCTTTTTCGTTCGCGGCGGAAAGTGGGGTGAGGACGTGGCACGCCCGAAAGGAACGACAAACCCGTACAAGCTGACGCCGGAGGTTCAGGCGAAAATTGTGGAAGCTGTGCGCTCCAGTTGGTATCTCGAAACGGCAGCGGCTTACGCGGGTGTGAGCAAGGTGAGCGTGTACGCGTGGCTGCGTTTGGGCAACGAGCAAAAAACGGGGATTTACCGCGTTTTCCTGAACGCAGTAGAAAAAGCGATGGCAGAGTCTGAAATGGCTGATCTTCAGAATATTTCAAACGCAGCAAAGGATTGCTGGCAGGCCTCGGCTTGGCGCTTGGAGCGCAGGTTCCCACGGCGCTGGGGGAGAAGGAAGGCCATCGAAGAGGACGAAGAATTGGCCGTGCTCCAGAAGCAAATCGCGCAACTCCAGGCGGAAAAGCTGCGGGCAGAGATAGCCCGGCTGAACGGAGGCGGCGAGGTGCCGGACGAGGAAGACGGGTTCCTCGAAGCGCTTGAAGCCAAAGCGCAGGAGGTCTGGCACGAAGGGAACGACGGGGACGACGGGGAGGACCACGGTGGCGAACCCGCGTAGAGACAGCTTCCGATTCCGACCCTTTTCACCCAAGCAGACGCAGGTTTTGACGTGGTGGCTTCCGAGCAGTCCGCACCGCGACCGCGACGCTCTGATTTGCGATGGCTCCGTTCGCGGCGGCAAGACGCTTGCGATGTCGCTCTCCTTCGTCATTTGGTCGCTCGCCAATTTCGACGGCGAGAACTTCGCGTTTTGCGGAAAGACGATTGCGACCGTTCGGAGGAACGTGATCCTGCCGCTTCGGCGAATGCTGGCCGCGCGCGGCTACCGCGTGGACGAGCGACGGGCGAACAACAGCCTGACGATCCGTCGCCGGGGCCGGTCGAACGAGTTCTACCTGTTCGGCGGACGGGACGAGCGCAGCCAGGATCTGATTCAGGGCGTGACGCTCGCGGGCGTTTTCTTCGACGAGGTGGCCTTGCAGCCGGAGAGCTTTGTCAATCAGGCAACCGCGCGCTGCAGCGTGGAGAATTCCAAGTTCTGGTTTAACTGCAACCCGGCCGGTCCGTACCACTGGTTTAAAACCGGATGGCTGGACCAGATTGAGCAGAAAAACGCGCTACACCTTCACTTTACCCTCGAAGATAACTGGAGCCTTTCGGAACACACGAGAGCACGCTATCGAAGCCTCTATTCAGGAGTTTTTTACCAGCGGTATATACTGGGCCGTTGGGTTGCGGCCGAAGGGCGCGTGTTCGACCAGTGGGACCTTGAGACGCACACGTATGCGGACAGTGAGACGCCGCCCGGGCTCTTCACGTTTGCTCGGCGCTACGTAGGCGTAGACTACGGGACGCAAAACGCGACCGTGTTTCTCGACTGCTGGGACGACGGGAAAACGCTGTGGGTAGTGGACGAGTATTATCACAGCGGGCGCGAGTCGGGGCGGCAGAAGGAAGACAGCGAGTACGCGCAGGACCTGCTGAACTTCGCGGGCAGCGCGCCGGTGCGATTCGTCGTGGTGGACCCGTCTGCCGCGTCGTTCAAAGTGGCGCTCCGGCACCGGGGAATGCACACGCGAGACGCGCAAAACGACGTGATCGACGGGATTCGGACGGTCAGCACGCTTCTGGCAACAAGACGGCTTCGCGTGAATCGCGACCGCTGCCCAAATCTGGTCCGTGAGATCACCGGGTACGTTTGGGACGAAAAGGCGCTCGCGCGCGGAGTCGAACAGCCGCTCAAGCAGTCGGATCACGCGGTGGACGCGCTCCGGTACCTGTGTCACACGATCGTAATTCCGCGCCGGCTGAACGCGGCGTAAGGGGGCTTTGCAGTGGCACGAAAGCGCAACCGGCGGCAAACGAGTCGATCCCCCACGGGCGCAGCGAGCGCAACAAGCAGCAATAGCGCAACGAGCGCTACGGTCGCTCAGAAGCAGCGCGGTAAGATTCCACCCGGCCTGTCGCAGGACAAAGCCGCGCAGGCGCTCGTCAATCGTCTGCTTACGCAGGACGTTTTTTCCAACCCTTTGGCGCGGCTGGGGTACGGCACACCCAACCTGTCCGAGGGAACGCAATACCCGCTGACGCGCTTGACGAACGACTACCAGCTGATCAACTCGCTGTACCGCAACAGCTGGATTGTGCGCCGAGTGGTGGACACGATCCCGGAGGACGCGACGCGAAATTGGATTCAGCTGCGCACGCAGCTGCCGCCGGACCAGCTGGACCGGATCAATCGCGTCTGGCGGATCAAGCGATTCAAGGAAAAAATTCTGCACGGGCTGAAGTGGGGCCGCCTGTACGGCGGCGCGCTCGGACTCCTTGTGATCCGGGGGCACGAAGACCTTCTGGAAGAGCCGCTCGACTACGATACGATTGCGCCGGGTGCGCTCGAAAATATCCTCGTTGTGGATCGTTGGGTGGGGGCGTACCCGTCGACCGAACTGGAGGAAGACCCGGCCGACGTGGAGTTTGGTCTGCCGAGGTACTACGAAGTTACGCTGACGACCGGGCAGGTGTTGCGCGTCCATCACAGTCGCGTGCTCCGATTCGTCGGCCGACGTCTCCCCTACTGGGAGCAACTGGCAGAAGTCTACTGGGGCGAGTCCGAGGTGGAGGTTATCTACGAGGAGCTAAAGAAGCGCGACAACACGTCTTACAATATTGCTCAGCTGATCTTTCTTTCCAACCTTCGCGTGATCAAACTCGCCGACTTGCAGCAGATGCTTTCGCTCGGCGACCAGGCGGCGCTGCAGGATATGCTCCAGGTCGTTCAGGCGCAGAACTGGTTGACGTCCAACCAGGGCATTCAGCTTCTCGGAAGCACAGACGAGTTTCAGACGTTCCAGTTCGGCGGGTTCGCCGGTCTCAACCAGATTTATGAAAGCTTTATGATGGACTTGTCGGGCGCGTCGCAAATTCCCGTAACGCGCCTGTTCGGTCGCAGCCCGGCGGGGATGGACGCGACGGGCGAATCGGACGAGGCGAACTACTACGACACGGTACGACAGTTCCAAGATGCGCACCTGTCCCCGGTCCTCGATAAGCTGCTGCCCGTGATTTGCGTAAGCGAGCTCGGCGCGATACCGGACGACTTGGACTACGTCTATGCTCCAATTCGAACGCCCGACGACAAAGAGATCGCCGATCTGGTCGAGCAAAAGACCGCTGCAATCGTGAATCTCGTGAACGCGGGGATTTTCTCCCAGAAAACCGCGCTCCAAGAACTCCGTCAGATGGCCGACTCGACTGGAACTTTCGGCTCGATCACGCAGGAGCAGATTGACCGGGCAGACGATAGCACGTCTCAGGGGGAGGCGATTCCGTCCGATGCGTTCGCCGAAAATGCGTTCTCCAGCGCGTTCGCGACTCCTGGGCCGACTGGACCCGAGAAAAAAGATTGAGCGGGAGTACTGGAACTCCATCCGACGGGTGACCGACCGCCTGGAAGAGTTGATTGCGGACGCAGAAAGTCCGGGCGAGATCATCCGGCTCCTAAGGGCCGCGACGAACGACCCGTGGTTCGTTCGCTACGCGGAGGCCGAGGCCACGAGGATTGTGGGGCGGATTTCCGGAAACGACGGGTGGACGTGGCGCGAGGACCAGGGGCGCGGACGTAGGAGCCGTCTGATCTACGAGGCGCTCAAACGCGAAATTGAGGGCCCGCTAAAGGGTGCGTTCCACTCGGAAGTGCACCGAAACGCGGAGGCGATCCGGTCGGTGCCGACCGACGTAGCGAGGCAGTTCACAGAGCACATCGCGACGCGAGCCGTGGAAGGGCTGCGTTCGAGCGAGATTGCAAAGGAACTGCAGAAACTTTACCCCCACACCACGGAGGTGAAAGCGAGACTGATCGCCCGGACCGAGACGAGCAAGACGCACACGGCGATTGAGAGGGCGAGAGACGAGCAGCTTGGGGTGGGCTGGTACGTGTGGAGAACGTCGGAAGACCAGCGGGTGCGCAAAAGTCACGCGTCGATGGCCGGGGTTCTGGTGGCGTGGCGCGATCCTCCCAGTCCGGAAGAATTGGTCGGCGAGCGCTCGGCTGGGCACTACGCGCCTGGGGGAATTTATAACTGCCGCTGCGCGCCCATCGGACTGCTCGAACTCGACGACGTGGAGTGGCCGTGCAAGGTGTACCGAAGCGGATCGATCACGCGGCTCACGCGGGCGCAGTTCCAGGAAATCTGGACCCCGAGCGTCGTTGCGCAGAGGCTGAGCGGATGACTTCGCGTCGCAAACGATCCGGAAAGGTGGTGGGGACGGTGTGAGGGCGTACTACGGATCACGATTTTCTCCGAATTTGACGTCGACGCCGGAGGGGTTTTTGATCGCGCACAACGTCCCGATCTCGCGCGCCGGGTGGTACGACTACCTGCCCCAGGAAATCGGTGCCGACGGCTACGAACGGGTGCGCGTGTACCGGGACCCGGCCGAGGTATTCAGCCCGGCGGCTATCGCAAGTTTCGAGGGTAAACCGGTAACGGACGATCACCCGCCACGCGGAGTCTCGCCCACGGACGCGCGGCTTTACGTGAAGGGCTCGACCCAAAACGTTCGGCGCGGCGCGGGCGACGACGCGGACCTTCTTTTGGCCGATCTCGTGATTTACGACGAGACGTTGATTCGTGAAATCCGGGACGGAAAAAGGGAGGTGAGCGCGGGGTACGAGTGCGACTACGTGCCGCAGGACGACGGAACCTACGTACAGCGCGGGATTGTCGGGAACCACGTTGCGGTGGTCCATCAGGGGAGGGCGGGAGAGCGTGTGAGAATTCAGGATCAGCGAACGCGCGACATGGACAATCTGGAAGCAGTGAAAAAGTACGGAATTCAGGAGACCAAAAGCGGGCACCGCACACCGCCACCTGGGTACCCGACGGACCGCGAGCAGTACGCGGACCCGGTAAACTACAAGTACCCGCTCAACGGCGCGCACGCGCGTGACGCAGTCGATTACTACAACGAGGACGGCGAGCGCGAGAAAGGGGGCTACACAGCGAAGGAGTGGAAGATCATCGGCCGCCGGATCGTCGACGCGTGCAACCGTCAGGACGGCGGCGGTTATTCGCTGGAGGGAGACCGGATTGTGACGCCGGACGACCGAAAAAGAGGAAAGGGGAACGACCGCATGCCGACGACAAAAAGCCGTCCGCCGGTCAAGGGCCGTGGGGCGGTCACCAGCTGGCTGGCCGCGCTCGGTCTCAAGCACTGGGCGCAGGACGCGGACCCGGACGAACTGGTGGACGCGGTAGACGCAATGCTCAAAGAGAGCACGGAAGACGAGTCGGAGGAAGAAGCCCGCGCGCACGAGAGGGAGGGGATGGAAATGAGGGCGACCAAGGACGACGACGCAGAGAGAATCTCCGCGCTTGAGAAGAAAATAGACGAAATGATGGATATTTTCCAGTCCCTTCGGGACAAGCTCGGTCCGAAGACGGCGGAAGACGAGCTTGACGAGGTGATCGAAGAGTTGGAGGACCCCTGGGAGGGCAACCAGGAGGAGTCGCACACAATCGATCCGGCGCTGATCTCGGACGAGGAAGGGGTGGTTTTGCCGCCGAACCTGCGCCCGCGCTCGGGCCTCTCGACCGTGGACCGCGCGGCGCAGGTGGTCGCGCTCAAAGTGCTGCGCCAGTCGCTGTCGGCGATCCCCGACGCGGCGACCCGAAAGAAAGTTGCCGATAAGGCGCTGGCGAGTCTTCGCCGCTCCAACACCTACGCACAGATTGAGCAGGCGGCGCGCCAGCGCGTCCGGGACGGCTCGGCGCATCGGTCCAAGCCGCTGGACTACTCGGATTTGGGGCGCGAGTGGGCGCAAAAACGCAACCCGCACTACCAGAATCGCGTGTAAAGATCGAAACCTTCGCACGACCGAACGAGCCCAAAACGTCTTGCGATCCGGAGATTGTGAGTTCAAAAGGAGGGTAACGAAGAATGGCGCTCCCTTTGCAGTCTGGCGGCTCGGCCGTCGGGAAACAGCTGAACCTGGGATACCCAGGCAACGTCGCGGCAACGACCGGAGCCGGGGATATCGTTACAGACCGGGCGGTGCAGGCGTCGGACACGTCGCCCATTCCGTTTGGCGCGCCCGCTGTCTTGAATCCCAATAACACCTATTCCTTGCTGGGTTCGACGGTCACCAGCCTCACGTCGGCCCTCGCCGCTTCGACAACCTACACGTCGCTGAGCGTAGCGCCACTCACCGGTCCGATTCTCGCAGGTTCCCAAATCCTGATCGGTGGGACCGCCCAGACGGTCACGGCGAGCGCGACGCTGGAAGTCGGCGCGACGACGATCCCCGTGGTTTCGTTCACAGCCAACGCGGCCTACGCGGTGGGAACGTCGGTTCAATCGACGAACGTTTTCGCGCAGTTTGCGGGTATTGCCTGCCGCGAAGTCCAGCAGTCGACGACCTACTTTCCGGCGACGGGCGGCACGTACCTTCCCGGCACCCTGTGCGATGTGATTCAGTTCGGAAGCGTGACGGTCGCCTGCAACTACGGAACGCCCATCGCGGGCGGGCCGGTTTATATTCGGACCGTTCTGAACCCCACGGGTGTGCCGAACGGTGTGGTAAGCGGGTTCGAAGCCGCAGCGGACCCGACGAATTCCGCCTACTCGTTTCTGGTTTCAAACGCGCAGTGGCAGACCGGATATCTCGACGCGAACGGCAACGGCGTGATCACGCTCCTGTCGCGCAATCGGCCCTAAGGAGGCGATGTAGGATGGCATTTCCAGATTTGTCGTACGCACGGACACTAACCCTGGATGGACTCGGGTTCTCCGGGCCGATTACGCAGGACGCGGTGAACTCCGGGATGGCGTTTCTCAACGGCGAGTTGGAGAAACGCGATCCTCGCCTTCTGGAGCCGCTGCAATCGGTCACGTGGCCGAGAGACGTAGTGGCAAAGACCGGCGGCGGCTGGGTAGAATTCACGTCGCAATACTTCGTAGACTACGCGACGGCGGGGGGCGTAACGGCGGGATTTATTGGCGGCCAGACCAACAACATCCCGATCATGCAGGCGTCCGTCAACAAGGATGTCTGGCAGGTGTTCACCTTTGCAAATATTCTGAAAGTACCCTTTGTCGACCAGCAGAAGTTGTCCGGGATTGGGAGAAGCTTGGACGATCTGTACGATAAAGGAATACGGCTGAACTACAACAAGGTGATCGACTACCTTGTGTACCAGGGAGTCCCTGAACTGGGCGTCACGGGGCTCGTGAACAACCCGAATGTGACCGCGACGATGGCCCCGAACGGAGCCAGCGGCTATTCGACGTGGGCGACAAAAACCCCGGACGAGATTTTGGCGGACATCAACTCGGTCCTCAACACAACGTGGCAAAATTCGGAATATGACGTCACTGGAATCGCAAACCACATCGGGATTCCTGCGGCCCAGTTCGCGTACATCAACTCGACCGTGATCTCGTCGGCGGGCAGCGTTTCGATTCTGAAGTACGTGCTCGCGAATAACCTCGCCGTCAGCCAGGGAGTCGACCTATCGATCGTGCCGATGGGATTCTGGTTGCCGGGAGCGGGAACGGGCGGCACCGACCGCATGGTGGCGTATGTCAACGACGAGGACCGCGTGAACTTTGATCTTACGGTTCCCTTGTCGCGCGTTTTGACCCAGCCCGACGTCCGGGAAATGGCGTACCTGACCGCGTACGCCAGCCAGATGTCGCAGTTGAAGATGTTGTTTCCACAGACGGTCGTATACATGGACGGAATTTAATCCCCGTTTGGAAGGAAGGAAGAAATCGTGCGAATCTTTTCCACGAAAGCGTACCGGTTTGACGCGCCGGGCGAGACGTCGGTCTCCGTGACCGCGCGCGCCTTTTCCTCCGTGCCGGACTGGGCGGAGCAAACGCGCCTCTTCCAACTGGGGCTGAAGGACGGCTCAATCACGATCCTCACAGGAGCGCAGTCGTCCGCCGAGGTTGAAAAAGCGATGGCGGAAAGCCTCGCGTCCTCGTCCGCACCCAAGCGCACCCGCGTGACCAGCACGCAGGAGTCCGAGGAGGCGAGCTAAAATGAGCATCAACCAGCCCCTGACGGACACGAACGGTTTGTACAATTTTGGGGGGGCGTCCAACATCCGGTGGGGAACCAACCCGCCGTACGCGGTTTCGGATTTCCTGACGTTCTACCCGCAGTTTGGGCTTGACGTAAACGGAAACGAAATCGTCCCCACCCCGGTTCTGGAAGCGATTATCGCACAAGCCAACGCTTGCCTTTTGGAGGCGCGTTGGCACAGTTCGTGGCTTCCGGCGATGGGATTGTACGTGGCGCACTATTGCGAGCTTTGGCTTCAGGCGAGTGTTCCGGCGGGCAGCGTGGCGGCTGTCGTCGCGGAGCAGGGGAAGGCCGAGGGCGTCTTGGCGGACAAATCGGTGGGTGACGTGCACGTTGGGTACGACACGAACTTATCCGGTCGCGAAGCGCCGACGGGCGAGGGGTGGGGCGCGTTCCACCTTACGAAGTTCGGTCAGCCGTTTCGCACGGAGGCGAAGCTCTACGGGATGGGCGGGTGCTATTTGCCCTAGGAGCGGGAGGCGGGTTTCGTGTTCAACGTGGTAGTCCGTCACACGCAGAAGGCTCCGCTCAGTGCGGCGGCGAAACGGTACCTGGGACAGCTTGCGCAGACCGACGTGCTTGTGGGAATTCCGGCTGCGCAAAACGTCCGCCGGGGCCCGACTACGCAGGCGAAGCTGCTAGCGAAGCTCGAAAAGGGCGTGCCAAGGCACGAATCGCGTGACTCGAAGGCGCTGGACGAAAGCGGAGGCAGCCCCTACTCGGAGGCACACCAGCTGGCTCTCCACGAGAGCGGCTCTCCTCTTTGGTTTATTCCGCCTCGGCCTGTGCTAAAACCGGCCGTGGCGAGCATAAAGCCGAAACTTGCGCGCTACTTCGCCCAGGCCGTGCGCGATGCGCTAGAGGGCCGCGACCCGATGCCCACCCTTGAGTCTGCGGGGAGGGCCGCGCAGACGGCGGCTTTCGACTGGTTTGTCAATCCGGAGAACAACTGGCCCCCCAACTCGCCGGTGACGATCTACCTGAAAGGAAGCGACCGACCCATGATCGACACCGGCGAGATGCGCCGGGCGATCCGCTACGTGGTGAGGGAAAAATGATGCAGGTGGGTTCTCTCTTAACGTCGCCTGCCTTTTCGCAACCGATCACGATCTACCGCCAAAGCGGCGCGTGGGTAGCAGGCGTCTGGACGCCCAACCCGCCCGACGAGATCCCCGCGACCGCCGTAGTAACGGCGGCGTCTGGCGACACTCTGGATCAACTCCCAGAGGGCGACCGGCAGAGAGGCGTGATTTTGATCCACACGCAGACGCCGCTTTTTCTGACGAACGCCGCCGGCACCTCGGACGAGATTCTCTGGAACGGAAACCTGTACCGGCTCGCTCAGGTGCTGGACTGGTCCGCGTTCGGTTTCTACCAAGCGCTCGGAGTGAAGATGGACCCGACCGTAAACGGGTGAACGGAGAAGGGAGGACGAGCACGTGGCGGATCAGGTGCTGCTTCTGGCACAGCTGCAGACCTTCTTTCAGGCGCTCGTGAGCAACTTTTTGGGCACGTCCGACCCCGGCGCTGTGCGCGCTGCGTGGCCGACAGACGGCGCGCCCGCGTGGCCCATCAGCTACGATGTCGTTTTTCTCTTGATCCAGCCAGAGACCGACCCGTACACGCAGCAGCTGGAAGAAACCTGGTCCGATCCACAGGAGGGCAGCGCGACTGTGAGCCTCGCCTACACCTTCTCCTTTCGCCTGGGGCTCACGTTTTACGGGCCAAACAGCTTTGACAACGCGGATTTGGTGCGCTCGCAGTTTTTTCTCGGATCCGCGACGACGGCGCTCGCAGCGCAAAACCTCGCGCTGATTACGGACGTGCCGATGCCCTCCCGGATGCCCGAGCTTTGGGGGGGCGAGTGGTGGGACCGATCCGATCTCGCGGTGCGGTTTTACGAACTTGTCGTTCGCGAGAGCGCGACTCCGCTCATCCAGTCTGCGCCGATTTCCGTCACGCAGACCAACTAGAAGGGCAGGTGACTTTAGTTGCCTTCGATGCCTTTGTCTTCCATCGTCGAGGTCAGTGTTCAGGTTTCGCCCGTTACGCCGTCCCCTCAGGCGCTGAACGTCGGCCTGATTGTCGGCCCGTCCACGGTGATACCGGTCGCGACCCGCACGGTCACGTACAACAGCACCGCAGAGATGGCGGCCGCCGGATGGACCGGAAGCGAGCCGGAATACGCGGCGGCGCAGCTTTACTTCGGCCAGACGACCCCGGCCACGAGCCTGGTCGTCGGGGTGCAAAACGTGGCCGCTGCCGAGTCGATTGCGACAGCGGTCACGGCGTGCCGCGCGAGCAACGCCGACTGGTACGGGGTGTACGCGTGCGGCGCGGCGGATGCGGACGTGGAGGCGGTCGCCGCTTTCGTCCAGACGGCGTCGCCCGTTTCCACTTTCTTCTACGACACACAGGATACGTCGATCTCGGGCGGCACGACTCCCAACTTGATGTCGACGCTCCAGTCAAGCGGCTACAGCCGCACGTGGGGCATCTACAGCACGACGGCGCATGCGGGAGCCGCCGCGCTCGGGCTGGCGAGCGGACTCGACACCGGCCTGGCGAACTCGGCCTTCACGCTCGCGTACAAGAGCCTGGTCGGAGTGAACCCCGAACCGCTCACGGGCACCCAAGTACAAGCGATCCTAGGTTGGAACGGAAACGTGTACACGTCCTACGGCGGCGAGTATGACCTGCTCGTGCAGGGCCAGACCGCGAACGGTACACCGTTTGACCAGGTGCTCGCTCTGGACACAATCGCGACGGACGCGGCGGCGGCCGTCATGAACGCGCTCACAACGCTGCCGCAGGTTCCGCTGACGGACGCGGGCGTGACGATTCTCGTGAACGACCTGACCGCGGTGCTCGCGCAGGCGGCGACGCAAGGACTCCTGGCCCCCGGACCGTGGAACGCGGCCCCCGTTTTGACGCTTCAGACGGGGCAGAATTTGCCAAACGGCTACGTGGTGGTCGCGGCTCCGGTGTCCAGCCTGACCGCTGCACAGATTTCTGCACGTCAAGCGCCAGCCATCTACCTCTGCGTGAAACTGGCCGGGGCGATTGAGCACGCCGTCATCGGGCTGACCGTGGGCCTGTAAGGGGGAGGAAAAAGTGGCAACGACAACCTACAGCTTCGCAGACGTGGTTCTTGTGGTGTCGCACCCCTCGTTGGGACGCTATACCGCGCGCGGCGCCGGTTTGGGAAGCGTGACCGTGACGATGAGCACGGACCGGACGGCCCACGACGTCGCGGCCGACGGCACGATCATGGTCAGCAAGATCGAGGGACAAAATGGCACGATTGCCCTAGCGATCCAGCAGACAAGCGCGTTCCAACAGTGGCTAACACGCGCGTTCAACTACCTGATCACGGCCGACACGTCGCAGTGGGCGCAACTCGCGGTGACGATCCGCTCCGTGTCGATGATGGAATTGATTAACGCGACGGGCGTTTCCTTCCAGCAGATTGCCGAGAAGCCGTTTCAGCAACAAGGCCAGCAGTTGACCTGGACGCTGATGGCAGCCAATATTACCCAAGAAAACGTCTAGGGGGAGTGAGCCGTGGCGGAGGCGTACAAAGAAGTGACGATTCAAGGCCGGGCGTTTCGCGTCGGGCGGTTTAGCGCGAAAGACGGGAGTTTCCTTGCACTCAAGGTTGGCGGGTTGCTGGCTCCTCTTTTCGGGGGAGCCAGCGCCTCTCCGGCCGAGGTACCCATGCTGGAAATGCTCGGGAAGTTGACGGCGGGCCTGCAAGAAAAGGACTTTTCCTATCTCCAGGAAAAGTGCCTGGCCGTGTGCGAGGAGAGGCTACCAGCGGGCTGGACCAAGGTGGTCGATGCGTCCGGCGCTTTCGCGGTGTTCGATTTGGACGAGAACGCGACGCTCGTGCTGGCGCTTACGATCCAAGCGCTCGTATTCAATCTCTCGGATTTTTTCGGCGAGCATGGCCTGACGGAACTTCTGGGCGCGCTGTCCCCTACGAGCTCGTCCAGCTGAGGAATGTGGACGCGTTTTTGTACGCGCCTGTGCAGGCGGGGTTTTGGTCGCACCGGGACGTGGTGACGGACGTGTTTACCTTTGCGGACCTACTGGACGCGCACGAGATTCTGCGCGTTCGGTACGAAAACGAGTGGCGTGCACACGACTGGGCGGAGCGGGCAAGGGGGTGAAGACGTGGCAGAACTGAATGAGCACCTGGTCTCGCTGGGATTCTCCGTGGACAAAAAGTCGTACGACCAGCTTTTGCGAACCACGAGCCAGATTGACTCCGCCGTGTCGAAAATGGCCGACCACATATCGGTACGCGTTGCGGAAGCGGCGCTGTCCGTCGTCGGTCTGGAAAAGGTCCTCGAAAAGGTGCGCGAGGCGGTCCACAAGGTGGTCCACGGAGGGAAAAAGCCTGCCCATGGGCCGTCCGAGGGAGAGTCAGGCGAAAAGGGAGTTCTTAAGAAGTTCGCAGAGGACGCGGGCAAGTACTTCGGGGAGGCGACGGTGGCTGTCGCTTCCTTCGCGTTGGCCGTCGGGGACGCTACGGTTTCCCTCCTGCACGGCCTCGGCCAGCAGGAGATTCAGATGGAAATGTTGTCGAGAAGCATGTGGACGACGCAGCGCCAGGCCTACGCCTTCTCCCTCTCGCTGAAGGTGCTCGGCGCAAGTTTGAACGACCTGTACCTGTCGCCGACGCTTCTTGCGCAGTACGAGAAGCTTCACGCCGTCGCGCTTCAAATGTCCACCCCGGGCAATTACGACACGGTGCTTAAGTCCGCTCAAAACCTCTCTTTGGGGTTTGCCCAGCTGCAGCTGGAAGCCTATTATGCCCTCCAATGGATCGGTTACTACTTTTTAAAATATTTGGGTGGACCGATCAGCGACGTTCAGAGCGCGCTGAACCAGCTGAACAGCGTGGTCGTGAAAAAGATGCCCGCGTGGACCAAGGTTGTAGCTTCCGTACTTGCCTCTTTCTGGCAGGCAGGAATCTACGTGGTGCAAGCGATCGGGGCCGTCCTAAACGTCCTGCAAAAGGTGCTCAACTTCCTTCCCGGATGGGTAAAGGCCTTGGTCGCCGCTGGTGCGGTCATCGGGTTGGCGTTTAAGGCGTCGCCCATTGTGGGCTTCACTCTCGCCCTGTCCGCGCTGATTTTGGTGTTCGACGACTTTGAAACCTACCTTCACGGGGGGAAGTCGGCGCTTGGCGCGTTCGGAGGCGTTCTGCTCGGTTTGGTGGGCGTGTTTGCCGCGGTGAAGACGGCCATCGTGGCCGTGACTTTCGCGCAGAAGCTATGGAGCCTCGCCCAAACGGCGGCGATTGCGTCCCTATATGCGTGGGACGTGGCCGTTGACGTGTGGCAAGCGGTCACCAAGGCGGCCACGGTCGTGATGGCCGCGTTTGATGCGGTGCTCGACGCAAACCCGGTGGCTTTGATCGTCCTCGCAGTCGCCGCCGCCGTCGCCGCTTTGACTTTCGGCGTCGTGGAACTCGTGAAAAACTGGACGAAGGTGCAGGACGCGGCGCAAGACGCGCTTGGCTGGATCAACGGTCACGTGGAGGTTCTCGCGGCGGCCCTGACCGGGCTGGCGCAAGAGGGCTTGCAGGCGCTCGTTGAAGGGTTTTTCCTCCTCAAGGCGGCCGGGGTGGACGCATGGAACGCGATCCTACGTGTTTCCTCGGCGGTGCTCAGTGGAATGGTGAGCGCGCTCAACGACGTGATCAGCGTCGTGGATTTGCTTCCAGGCGTGCACGTCGGCCACCTGTCGCTGCCCGCTTCGCCCGGAGTAGCGGGAGGCGTCTACCCGTACGCGCACCCCGTGGTGCCGACCGTGTCGACGCGGCATGTCCATCTCTCACAAACCAACCACATTCATGGGACGGGCAGCCCGCAGGCCACTGCGGACGCGGTAAGCCGCACCTTTAACCGCGGCCTGCACAACCTGCAGGGGGTGATTCGGTGAGCATCAACAACCCGATTGTCGACCTGACCGCGCCGAACGTGCGAAGCTGGGTGTACGCGCGGGCCAATATTGGGGGTTGGTTTTTCGACGCGGACCTCGAAAACACGCACACGTCGACGCTTGATATCACCACGTCGCCCATTCAGCTGGGTTCTTCCGTGACGGACAACGCGTTCATGCAGCCACGGACGTTGTCCATGAACCTCGGGGTGTCGGACACCGCCCGGAGTTTTATCCCCGGACAGTTCGCCGGTGGATCGTCGCGCTCAGTGACCGCCTGGCAGGTCCTCCAGCAGCTGCAGGAACTGCGTATCCCGGTGCAGGTATACACCCGGCTCGGTCTCTACCCGAATATGCTCGTAGCCACGCTCACGGCACAGGAGGACTATACGACGGCGCACAGTCTGCGCGTCACGGTCGACCTGCAAGAGGTGTTGGTGGCGACCGTCGGAGTCGTCCAAATCAGCGCGAACCCGGCGGTCACGGACAACGCCCATCGAGGCACGCAACAGCCAAAAGCCGTCACGGCCCCGCAGCAGTCGTTGCTTTCCGAACTTTTAAACGGAGTAGGCGGGTAAAACTATTTTCAAACCGTCGAAAGAGTGGTACACTGTCCAAAAAGGAGTGTGAGACAGTGGAGATTTTTTGGGTATTGGTTCTCGGTTCGTCTTTTGCAATCTGGTTTCTCGTCCTGGTGAGCAGAGAGGTCGACCGAATTTCCTCATGGTTGAAGAAACCGCAGGTGACCCCCGAGCAGAAACGGCGCAGTATTCCGGTTTCCTACGTCGCCGGGTTGCCTGGTGTGGGGCCCGGCGTTGTGCGCGTGTATCCGGCACCGGGGGGCACGCTGCTGGTCAACACGGTCGCACTCGCCGTGACAAGCTGCGACTGGGTGCAACAGAGCCGCCGCAGCCCACTCGGAGCGGTTGCGGGGGGTGTGATCGGAGACGCCGTTTTCGGAACGCCCGGCGCGGTGGTGGGCGCACTGGTGGGCGGGCGAAGCAAGAACGCGTCGCTCACGGCGCTGACAGGGACCGTGCGCGGAGTGCAGACGGTGGCGTACTTTCGAACCACCTCCTCCGAACACTCGAGAATCTTGTCGCTTCTATCCAAATAAGTCACCTGCGGGTGGCTTTTTTCTTTTGTCGAGGAGGTGCGACGATGCCAGCCGTCTTGCTGCCGCTGACCGCCGGAGCAAACCAGTCGTTCACGGCCACGCTGCCGGTCGACGCGGGAAACCTTACGCTGTCGTTTCAGTTCACCTGGAACGAACAGGGAGGCTACTGGTGGATGGGAGTCACCCAGAGCGGAACGGGCACGCTGCTCCTAGACGGGGTTCCGATCCTCACGGGCCAGTACCCGGCGGCCAACCTTCTAGCGCCGTACGCGTACCTGCAAATCGGTAGCGCCTACGTCGTGCCAAACGGAGGAGGACTGGCCGACAACCCGACCTTTGCGACGCTCGGATCGCAGGTTTCCCCCTCGTCAACCTCGACCTACCAGATCGTGTGGACCGACAACGTCGGCTACGCGGGGGGGTGATTCAAACGGCTGTTGCAATCGATCCGTATGTGCTGCAGCTTGCACAAATGGCTGCAAATTCCACGGGGCTTCAGGTGGATGTGGTTCTGGCGCAGTGGCAGGCGGAAGAAGGCCTGGGGAACGCCTACGCGTGGCCCGGGTATAACCCCGCCGGACTTACGGCGGGAAATCCCGCGGTCGACGCACTGTCTAACGGAACGACGTCCGGCGGCTTTCTCGCCTTCCCGACCCCGGCGGCGGGGGCGCAGGCGTACGCCACGCTGATCAACACCGACCCGAATTACGCGGGGATTCGCGCGGCGGTCCAAACCGGGAGCGCGTCGGCGGAGCTAAACGCGATCATTCAGAGCCCGTGGGACGCCGGGCACTACCAAGACGGCGTCGCGCTCTACGCGGCCTACAGTGCCGTGACCGGCCAGAGCTACGCGGCACCGACGGGTTTGACGTACAACCCCTCCACGTCGTACGCGCTCGACAACGGTACGCCTCCTGGAATTGCGAACCAGGTCGACTTCCCGGCGACGAACTACTCGGTCGTCGCGGGGAGCCAGCGGACGGGGAACGTCCTGTACGGACGCCGCTACCGAATTCTGGTGAGCGACGTTTCCGGGGTGGCCCTCGACGTCTCCGACCTCCACTGTACCTTCGACGTCCAGACCGTGGTGAATCAAACGCCGCCCTTTTCGTCGGTTGTCATCTATAACCTAAACCCGGCGACGGAGAATTTTATTCTGAACTACGGGGCGCAGGTGGTCGTGGAAGCGGGGTACGAGGGCACGCAGTACGGCGTGATTTTTCGAGGGGAACTGGTCGAGCCGGTCCGCGACATGTCGGACAACGTGACGTTTCGGCTCACGCTGAATTGTCTGGCCTCCGATAGCATGATCAATCAGGGATTTGTTGCCTTTTCGATCTCGAAGGGGCAGTCGGCTCGCAGCCTGGTGACGAACCTCGCGAGCCGCGCGAGCGTGCCCACGCCGCTCGGGGAAATCTCCCCGCAGTTGAGCACGTCGCAGCTGCCGAGGGGCAAGACGGTGTTTGGGCTCACGCGAGACTACCTGCGCCAGATCGCGCAGGGAAACAACCTCGCGTTTCACACGGCCGACGGAAAAGTCAATCTTCTCGCCGCGTCCGATCCTCCGCAAGGGGAAATCCTCAACCTCTCCCCCGGCTCCGGACTGATCGGCCAGCCCGCTCAAAGCGGACTCGGCGTGACCTTCAAGTGCCTTCTAAATCCTGCCATCCAGATCAACACGCTGGTGCACATCCAGAATGCTCTTATTCAAGCGCAGACGTTCCAGATCGGACAGGTGCAGCGGCCGCTAGACGCCGACGGAATTTACCGCGTCGTGGGAGTCGAACACACCGGTGACACCCGTGGAACGCAGTGGTACACGACCTGCACAACGGTCAGCCAGGCGGGCGGAATTCCAGGGATGGTCGACGCTGCAACTGGAAACGTTTGGGGGGCGTAAACGTGGCACAGGGACTCACGATCTACGAGATTCTCCCGAGCGCACTCGACGAGACGTACCGGGTGATCCAGGACGTTGTATCCACCAACCTGCGCGTTTGCCTGCCGGGCGTCGTCCAGTCGTTCGACGCGCAGACCCAGACGGTGACCGTTCAGCTGGCGGTTCAGGAGCGCATCGTGGGGCCGAACCTCAACTTCCGCTGGGCCGATATTCCCCTTCTGCTCGACGTGCCGATTGTCGTGCCGCGCGCGGGGGGGTTCTCGCTCACGCTGCCGGTGCAGCCGGGGGACGAGTGTTTGGTCGTGTTCGCGGACGCGTGCGTAGACGGCTGGTACGAGAATGGCGGGGTTCACAACACGCAGCCGGACAAGCGGCGGCACGATCTAAGCGACGGCTTCGCGATCCTTGGGCCGTGGAGCCAGCCGCGCGTGCTGCCAAACTACGATACCTCCGCCGCGCAGCTGCGAAGCGACGACGGGACGGTGTGCGTGTCCGTGTCCGCCGACGGAATAAGTCTAACAGCACCGCCCGGGACGATCACGGCGAACGGGAACGTCCTGGGATAAAAAAGCAAACGGAGGGGAGGCGAGGCCGTGATCTACCGAAAGCTCAGTCCGACGGGCGACTACACGTTCGGGAGTCCCCAGGGAAGCGGGTTTTACACCGGGACGTCGGCGGTCGCGCAGGCCGTGTACACGAGCCTTCGGCTCCTTCAGGGGGAGTGGTGGGAAGACACGTCTCTGGGGCTTCCGCTTTTCCAGTCCCTCGTCGGGCTTCCGGGGACACCGGAAAACCAGCGCGCGGTCGACCTGATCGTGCAAGCGGCGATCTTGGACGTGCCGGGCGTGACGGGGATCGCCTCGTTTCTTTCCGTTTTCTCGCCCTCGACGCGTACGTACACGGTCACCAGCTGCCAGCTGACGACCGAGTACGGGAACGTTGGGCTCCAGGAGGTGACCTTCGGTGGTGTACTCCCCGCCTAGTATTACGTCGTCCGGTCTAACGATTCCAACCTACACGGACCTCGTGGGGCAGCTGGTGGCAAACGCGCAGGCCATTTACGGGGCCGACATCTATCTATCGCCGGACAGCCAGGATTACCAATGGATCAGCGCGGTGTCGGCCATTATCAACGACACGAACCTGCTGGCGCAGGCGGTGTTTAACTCAAGAGGCCCCGCCACGGCGACCGGCACCGGGCTGGACGTGATCGTGGGCGCAAACGGTCTGACGCGCCTTCCCCCGATTCCGTCCACTTGTCCGGTCGTCGTGACGGGCAGCGCGAATTTGACGCTCGTCGGCGCGGTGGTTGCGGACGTAAACGGGAACAACTGGTCGCTGCCGAGCCCTACCCTTCTGGGCGCGTCAGGCACGGCGACCGTGACGGCGACATGTCAGGTGCCCGGGCCGATCTCCGCACCACCCGGGACGATCACTACGATTGTCACGCCCACGCTCGGCTGGGCGGCCGTTACGAACACCGTCAGCGCAACGGTCGGGCAAAACGCGGAGACGGACGCGGCGCTTCGAGCCCGTCAGGCGCTCAGCACCGCGCAGCCGAGTCAAGGGCTGCTGGTGGGGCTGGAGTCCGCCGTGGCGGCGGTGCCCGGAGTGACTCGATTCGTGGTCTACGAAAACGACGCGTCGACGGCGAACGCGCTGGGGCTCCCCCCGAATTCGGTTACCGTCGTTGTGGATGGGACGCCTGCGCAGCAAGCGGTGGCCCAGGCGATCTGGGCCCAGAAGGTGCCCGGCGTGCTCGCAAACGGAACCACGGTCGTGCCGGTCGTGGACCCGTACGGTGTCACCACGCAGATCGGCTTTGACTTCGCGCAGTACGTCTATCTCGACGTCACGGTCACGCTCCAGCCCCTGAGCGGGTACACGGTGGACACGACGACGGCCATCCAGCAGGCGGTCGCTTCCCTTTTGAACGCTGCGGTCGTGGGCTCTCCCGTGTACATCTCCGCCCTCTGGGGCGCGGCGCTCAGCGCGAACCCGACGCCCGTCAGCCCAGCGTTCGCGGTCGTGTCCGTTACGGCGGCGGTGCATCTCGGCGCAACGCTCTCGTCCGCGCTGGTCGCGGGAACGACGTATCCGAGCCTGTCCGTGTCGGGGCTCGCGCAGCCCGTCGACTCGGGCGCGACACTGATCCTTGGAACGGGTTCGACCACGCAGGCGGTCACGTCCTCCGCGTCGGCGTCCGCCTCGGCGCAGACGATCAGTGTCGACTCGTTTGTGTCGAACGCCAACTACCCGGTCGGCACCGTGGTTTCGCTTCAGCAGTCGGCGTCGAACCTCCCGATTGCGTACAACCAGGTCGCGGCGGGCAACGCGTCGTACGTTTCCGTGACCACCACCACGTAGGGGGGGTGAACCCGTGCCTGCACTCAGTACCTACCTTTCCTTGATCACGTCCGAGTACAGCCAGCAGCCGAACTTTTTGGCGTGGCTGACCGGCACGCTCCAGCTTCTGGAGGACACGCAGCTTCTGCTTACCGGAATGCCCGGTGCCTTTTCGCTCTCGGGCGCGGTGGGCGCGCAACTGGACGTGATCGGCCAGCTGGTCGGAGCGAATCGAGACGTGGGGATTCCGCTCGCCGGGGGCTCTTCGGTCTTGGACGACGCGCACTACCTCTCGTATATCCAGGCCAAAATCGCAGCGAACGGTTGGGACGGAACAACCCCTGGACTGTACCGGATTTGGAACAGTGTGTTCCCCTCGGTCGGGCTTCAGATCATCGACAACCAGAACATGACAATTCAGGCGGTGGTAACCGGTCTCTCGGACCCGATTTACGCCGACCTGCTGGCGGCGGGGCTCCTTGTGCCGAAACCGGCGGGCGTCGGGCTGACGATTGTGGGCAGCAGCGTGATCACTCTTCCGGAGTACTTCGGTGGGCTCGTCACGGAGTTCGTCGTCGCGAACCTGAGCACCCGCGCGCCAAACGGCTTTTACGTGCAAACGATTCTGTCCGACAGCCCGCTCGCGTACTACCGCCTGGACGAAATTTCCGGTACCGTCGTTCACGACTCGACCGCCGGGGGAAACACGGGCACGGTGGTCGGCGGTGTCACGCTGGCCCAGCCCGGCGCGACGTCGGACGGGGACCTTGCGGAGTCTTTCGACGGCGAAACGGGCTACCTCGACGTGTCCACGAGCGCTTTGGTCGCGCTCGGATCAGACGACGACCTCACCCTTGAAGCGTGGGTTTTTCTGCGGTCCCTGACCGATTCCGAATCCGCTTCAGGAAGCGGAACCGGGGTGACGGTGATCGAGAGCAACGAGACGGGCAACGCGTACGGGTACTGTTTCGCGATTGACGACAACGGCCACATCTGGTGGTGGCCCGCCGGAGGGCAGGACGTGCACGGAACCATCGCCGTACCCCTCAACGCGTGGACGCACGTGGTGGTCGTGGTGTCGGGCGGGACGTCGTCGCTTTACGTAAACGGTGTACTTGACACGACCGGCACCACGGCCGGGCAGCCAGCGGGTACGTTTACGCGAATCGGGCACCGGTCGTGGGTGGGTGGCTGGCTCGACGGAAGAGTCGACGAGGTCGCGATTTACAGCCACGCGTTGAGCGCAGCACGGATCCAGGCTCACTATCAGGCGGCAAGCGCCGAATAAGGAGGATCGACCGTGGCTTCCTACCCCCCCATGGTTCTGACGGACTACGGAAACACACTTTTTGGGAAGGTGCAGGCCGGTGCCACGCTCACCTTCACGCGGTTTCAGATTGGAAACGGCCTTTTCGCCGCGTCGGCGAGTCTCTCGGTTGCGCTCACGGCCGGGACGTCGTACACGACGCTACCCGTGTCGGCGCTCTCCGGTGCGATTGCCGCAGGGAGCACGCTCGTGATCGGATCCGGTTCGACCGCGCAGACGGTGATCACGAGCGCGCAGGCGGCCACTGGCGCAACGAGCGTGAGCGTCGCCGCGTGGACGCCGAGCACCTCCTACACGGCGGGTACCACCCTTTCGGTCACGCAAAACCTGGTCAGCCTCGCGGCTTTGCTGGACCCGATCACCTACTTTGAAATTAGCTCGATCAGCGCGTCAAATGGGACGGCGAACCTGTACGGACTGGTGCAAAACACAAACTTTACCACGCAGACGTACACGTGCGAGATCGGCCTACTGGCGCAGGACCCGCAGGCGGGCGAAATCCTGTACGCGTACTCGAACGCTGGCGAGACCGCAGGGGATACGTACCCGCCGTACGCAGACGGACCGTACAGCGCGCAGTACCAGATCAGTACCTCGGTCGCAGGCGCAACCAGCGTCACGGCGAACGTCCCGAGCACCGCTTACGTGTCGGTTTCCGAGCTCGGCGCTGCAAACGGTGTGGCGACACTGGACGCAAACGGGAACGTCCCGCTGAGCCAGCTTGGAAACGCCGGAGCGGTCGTTTCCGTACAGGAAGTGGAAATCACGGGGACGACCGCCCAGCAGATTTTCTCTTTCACGCCAACCGCCTACGGACCGTTCGAACTAAAGCTTTATCTGAGGGCCACGGCTTCGACGGCAGGCGTCACGGTGACACTTGCGTACGACGACGTTGGCGGGGCGCAGACGTATACCCCTGCGGCTCTCGACGACGCGACCGTCGAGGCCGGGAGTCACAGCGTGGTGTCGTTTTTCTTCGGGGCGACCACGGCGGCGGCGATCACGCTTAGCGTAACGGCGGGCACGGCGAACCAGCTGTTCGTGGACTCGGCCGTTCTCGTCAAGTACTAGGGGGGGTGAAGACTTTGGCCGATCAGATTGGCGGCGCGTCCGGGAACGCGACCGGCGCACAGTTATTGCAGGGGTACACCGCGACCAGCGCAGCGGGGCCGATCTCCGGGCAAATTCCAATCGTGAGCGGTTTTTCCCTCAGCCCGTCGGTTTCCGCGCAGACCGCGATCAGCAGCGGCGAGTACGCCGGGGGAGCGATCACGGTCGAACCAGTAGGGGGAACGGCGGGGACGGGAGACGTACGCAGCGGTCAGACCTTTTCCAGCGCTTCGGGAATCGCGCAGACCGGCGCGCTGGCGGACAACGGGAGCGGCCCGACCGTTACGCCGTCCACGTCGAACCAAACCCTCGCGGCGGGGATCTACGACACGGCAATTACGGTGGTCGGAGACTCGGCGCTCGTGCCCGGGAACATTCTGAGCGGGGTAACCCTTTTCAACGTCGCGGGGACGGTCGCGCCGAACGTAACCCCGTCCTCCGGCACCATCACGTACTCGACGCCAGGCGAGTATACGTTTTCGATTCCCGAGAACGTGATCAGCCTCTTCGTGGAGATGATCGGCGGCGGCGGAGGTGGGGGAAGTGCCTACGATTCCTATTCCGGTTGGGGGGGCGGGGGAGGCGCGTACCAAGCGCTCCTCCTCAACGTGTCGGGGCTTTCGTCCGCTAGCGTCCTGGTCGGTGCCGGGGGTGCTGGCGGCGCGGCGGGACTCAACGGTGCAGGTGCGAACGGCGGTAATTCTTCGATTGGGTGGGGCTCCTATAGCGCCGTCGCCGGAGGGGGAAGCGGTGGAGCCGATTCGTCCACAAGCTCAGGGGGCGGCCCCGGCGGGGCGCTCCAATATCTGACGTCCCCCGGCCTCGGGAACGCGACCTTGATTGCGTACAGCGGCGGCGGCGCGGACTCGGGCGACGGCGGGGACGCGTCCTCGGCGGGAGGCGTCGGCGTGACCTCCCCTCCTGGCTACTTCTCGACCGGGCTGACGGGGGGCGCGGGAGGTCTTGAGAACACCAGTTCCCCGAACGGGGGCACGCCAGGCGGAGGGGGCGCAGGAGCCCAGGGAACCGGCAGCGCAGGAAACGGAGGTAACGGAATCGTTAGGATGAGTTGGTAAAGGCTAGACTTTCAAAACGGTAACGGGAAGGAGAGGAAATATGGAAAACTGGAGCAATCTGGTGCCCGCTCTGACGGACCTGAGGGAGCGCGTGATTCCCTCGTATTTTAACCCGCAGACGGGCACGAACGAGCCGGTTCAGGGGGCAAACGGTGCGGCGCAGGTGTCTTTTGTCGGTCAAAACCAGATCGTCGGCGAGCAATCGGCATCGTTTCCCGCTTCTACCGACGCGAACACGAACGCCACGCTCGTCTTTGATCTTCCGGCGCTTCCCCAAGGATCGAGCCTGTACCTCGTGACGATTTCGATTCCGTCCGCGCTGAATACGTCCTTCGGAGTCCTGCTGGAGGACCAAATCACGATCGCGGGTACGCTCACACCGTCCGCGATCACAACTTTAACGGCTCCAGTCGGCACGACGAGCTATCTCGTGCAGGGGTGGCTTCTTGGCGACGGTCCTGCGTTGTGCGTCATCGGCAACACGACCACGACCGGCGCAGCGGGTGACGTGACCGTGCAGGTGCGCGCGGTATGACGACGCCTCTCCTTTACCCCGCGCGCGCGGGCAGCTATCGCGAAGTTGTGCTCGCGGATCAACCGGCTTTTTTCTACGAATTTTCAGACACAAGCTTCACGGGGGGGGTGATCCGGGACCTCAGCGGAAACGGGAACGACGGGACGAACCTGCAGCAGTCGACAACGCCGCTCGAAGCCGTGGGGCAGGTGGGCAACGAGCACTGCGCGCTCTTCCCGTACGAATCGAACGCGCAGGCGAGGGTTGCGACGAACGTGGAACTGACCTACCCGGAACTGGCGGTCGAATGCACCGTGTCCTCGGAGTACTGGGGGTACGCGGGAGCGAACGTGCGTTTGATCGCGGACGGGCACACGGACCAGGGCGGGGCCAGTCGGTCGGGGTTCGAGTTTTACCTTCCGAACGCGGGAGGGAACTCCACGGGCATGGCCCCGCAGGAACTCGCGTTTATCGTAGGAAACGGGTACACGCCGTGGTCGGCTTCGACGGCTTACGCGGTCGGCGACCAGGCGAGCCACGACGGGAATGTCTACGTGTGCACAACGGCCGGAACCTCCGGCACCTCCGGCCCGTCGGGAACAGGCACCGGAATCACAGACGGCAGCGTCATGTGGTCGTGGCAGACCTCCGATAACCTGTCGTGCACGACCGAACCCCTCCTTTTGTCCGGAGGCGTCTACCACCTTCTGGCCTCCGCGACCGTGTCCGGCGGCACCACGACGGTCTCGATCTACGTGAACGGAACTCTGCAGGCAGAGAACAGCGTAGCGAACTTCGGCACGGTCACCTCTCCGCACACGGTCGGGGTCGGGTTCAACCCGGTGTACGACGGGGATTTTTTCTGTGGGAATATGGGTGCGGTCGCCGCGTACCCCCATGGGTTTTCGCCCGAGCAGGCCTGGCGTCACAGCAACGCCTTTTTCACGGGCCTTCAGCGCTAATTCTCGTTGGCAAAGGAGGTGAATCGATGCGAATCAAAACCGGAGATTTCCTTTTTTACCATCGCGTGCGCACCGCCGGAGAAGCGCTCATCGACCTTGGCGCGACGATCGAGGACGGGGAGCAGCCGCGGATCGTGTATCACTGCGCGCTTGCGCTTGACGAAAAGAACAAGATCGAGGCGGTCAGCCCGCAGGGCGTCCGAATCGCGCCGATTGTGTACGACGGCGCGTGGGTGGCCACTCGGCCGCCGATTCGGCCGGGGCAAATTGACCGGGGAATAGAAGCCTGCAAAAAGGATTTGGGGGAGCACTACGACAACTGGCTGATCGTCGATGACGCCCTCCGGGACCTGAGCGAATGGGTTTTTAAGCGTCCGGTTCTTCACCTGCCGGAGTGGCTCGTGCACCGTACGGAGCGAGCGAAAAAGATTTGTTCCACGCTCCTTTTGGTGTACGGTCGCGCCGCTTCGTGGGTGCCTTCGAGCGTCGAGCAAAAGGGGAAAAACGTCTCCCCCGAGGACTGGTGGATCGCTACGAGAGTGGACCGCGTGGTTTGACCGCCTGCGCATCGAGGGAGGGGTTCGACATGGAGCAGGCACGCGTGGAACGTCGCCTGGAGGACCTGGAGGGCTGGAGAATGTCTGCGGAGGTGCGCTTGGGGGAGGTGGTGAGGCGAACGGAACGGGTGGAGGAGGAACTCCAGCGAATCAGCACCCGAATGGACTTGCACCGCGAGGGACAGATCGCGACACAGACGCTGGTGAGCGTGGGAAACCAGAAGACGGACGACCTCGCAGCGAAACTTCAGGCGTACGTCGACTTACAGGAGCGACGGAGAAACGAGGAAGCCGAACGGGAGCAGGCGCGACGCGATCTTCAGCGAAACCGAGCGCCGCAATGGTGGCTGCTCTGGGCAACGACGTTCCTTGCGCTGGTCGGCGCGGGCGGGTTTATCCAGCGGCTCTTGGAGTACGTCGGTTCGAAGCCTTGACCTTTCGAAACGCTGTCGTGCGCTATTCAATAGAAAGAAAAAGATTTGCGAAGTTACTACGCAATCCGAGTGTTTGGTGGTACACTGTGCTTGTACAGAAAAACTTCGGTAGCTACAGGAGGGAAAGAGAGTGAAAAATCTGGCGGTTTTGCACGGAAAGCACGTGTGGGTGTGGTACGTGACCTCGTCAGGTGGTCCGCAGGGGGTGATCGAGCACGCACGTCGCGTCGGCGCGCGAGGGGTGCTCGTGAAGTGTGCGGACGGGACCACCCCTTGGGAGCAGTTTGAAGCGTCGCTGCCCGCGCTCAAGGAAGCCGGACTCGTCGTCGGGGCGTGGGCGTACGTCTACCCGCAAAACGTCGCCGCTCAGGCTCAGGTCATTCTCCGCGCGTCGCGCGGGGCGGATTATCTGGTTGTGGACGCGGAATCGGAGTTCGAGGTGCCGGGCACCGACGCGGCCGCCGCCCAGATGGGCTTGCGCCTGCGCGCCCTAGCGCCAGCCCGCCCCGTTGGACTGACGACCTTTGCGCTCCCGGACGACCACGGAACGTTTCCATACCTTTCGTTCTCGCGCTGGGTGGATTTTCTTGCACCCCAAGTCTACTGGGCGGACGCGGAAGTCAACCCCGATTGGATGATTACGGAATCCCTCCGTGGGCTGGAACGGTATCATCTTCCGATCTTCCCGGTCGGGCAAGGCTATTCGCCCGCTACCCCCGATGAAATCGCAGCGTTTTCCACCCGCTGCGACCAGCTGGGGATCGAAGGAGTAAGCTGGTGGAGCTTGCAAAGTCTGACACCCGCGAACGCGGAGGCGATTGCACAGACGGACTCCTCCGCGCCGGGCGCAAGGCCGACGGGGACCGAGGAGCAGCCTCGTGGCCTCGACGCGAAACAGGTGGACACCGTGGAAGAGATCGAAAAACTGGCCGGGGAGTTGAAATCGGAATGAACAGCACGGCTCAAGATTTGATTTACCTGGGCGTGATCCTCGCCGGGGTGCTTGCTGGAGTGTTCGGGCACAAATGGCACATGAGCCGCTTTGTTCCCAAAAATCTGGTTCCCCTCGAACAGGAGGCCAAGGCGGCGACCGTCGCAGCGGAAAATTTCTCTCTGGCTCCCCTTGCGTCGGACGCCGCGCGGCTGTCGCAGACAGTGGACAAGCTCGTCCTTCAGTACGCGGGAGCGGCGGGGAAAAACGTCGTCCAGCTGACCGCTCCGGACCTCCAAAACGTGGTTGCGTACGTGCTGCATTCCCTCGATCCGGTGGACCGGGCCAGGGTGACGAAGGACACCGTGGCAAGCGCACACGCAAAGCTGGTGGCGGCGCACAACGCGCTCACGGTCGACCCCACGTTTCAGGCGGCGCAGACGGCGGCGGCGTACCAGTCCGGTGCACCCACCTCGTGACGCTTGCCAGTTTTCGAAAGACGTGTTTCTTCCTTATATATACGCAAAACCGCTCGGGGACCTGGATCACTCGGGTTCCCGCTATTTTTTTGTTTCCTTCTCCGTACTCGTTAAAAATCACAAAAAAGATTTTCGAAAAGGCTTGACTCCCAATGCGGTCCGTGGTACACTTTGCTTGTAGGAAAAAACGTAGTGAAAGGAGGTAAACCAAATGGTCATCAGCGCAGCGAGGGTGGCGAGGCTAAAAACGGGTTTGAGCCTCTCGGACGCCGCGAAGTGCCTGGAAATTTCGGCGGGCCATCTTTCCGAGATCGAAACCGGAAAGAGCCAGGTGACGGCAGAGCGCGCAGAGCGGATGGCGATGCTGTACGGCGGCAGTCTCTCCGAGTTGTTTTTACCCAAACGCTACTCGGTCCGGGAATTTGGAAGCGAGTAGGATCGAAGAGAAGAGCGGTCGCAAGAAAAAAGAAAAAACCCCCGAGCGGGGGCAAACCAAAAAAACCATTCGCGACCCGAGTATACCACACGGATACCGGAGTCCAAAAGGAGAATTCCAGTGAAAATCAAACGGGTGGAGTGCACAAATTTCAAGTGCTTTGACCACGAAGTTTTCGATCTCAGCGACGACACGCGAATCGAGGGGGAAAACTTCCAAGGAAAAACCTCGATTGCAGAAGCCGTGGTGTTCGCGATCTACGGTTCGAATCTGAGCGGATCGACGATTGGAATCGACGAGTACCTCAAAAAGGGGGAGAGAGAAGCGGAGGTTGCACTAACGGTCGAGATCGGCGACAAAACGCACGAGATCGTGCGCACGAAAGGTGAGAGCAACGCGGTTTACGTGGACGGTCGCAAGACCACCAATGCACACGTCGCGGGACTGGTTGGGGAGAAGGAAGAGT